TATATTAAGTTAATTTATTATGCGAAAATAGCCCTTATAAACTCATCTGATTCAAGTGGCCTTGCAGTTGCAAAGGTAATAACTCCTGTGGCACTATTAAAGGTAACATTCTCATCCGTTGGTACACCGCTTGTAGCTATCGTTCTAACCTCTACACCACCTCTTGTAACTGATATACAAGTAGATCCGATTGCACCTGCGAATGTTACACTTGTTTCACCACCTGCTGCCGTATAAGAAAAACTATTCACGCTTGAAGTTGATATTGTAGAACCTCCGTCTATAACTTGAGTTCCTGTTATTGCATAAGCACCTGTTCCTTGTAATGCCAATGAATAAGTAGATGCACCCTCTACAGGAGCACTTAAGCTGATTGATGTAATGTTAGCAGTACCACTTACTATTGAGTAGCCATAGGTATCACTAGCATCTGCATTGTCATTGTCTATAGAGAATCTAACATCTATTGAAGCTCTGTCTAATTGTTTCTGCATTAAAGCAAGATAGGAGTAACCACTTAAGGCTATAAACCCATCACAATTAACTGTCCATGAAGTAATGTCATTTTTAAACTCCCTAAACCAAGCTGATGTCTGAGAGGTTACTTCTACTTGTTCAGTAGATGCCTCAAATGAGCAACTTGTAGAAGCTCCCATTGGAGTTCCTAGTGGTATAGTAGTAGTTACTTGAGCTTCATTAGTTGATTGAGTATAAAGCGTAATTTGGTTAGTAGTTGTACCTGCGTAAATAACCTTAATTAGAAGCCTATCTGTGGCAGCTATAGTCGTTTGAGTGACTGTCATTGCCGTAGAATATAAGGTCTTTGGTAGGGCTGTAAGAGTGGTTGCTGCTGATGAGAACAATAAGGTAGCAACACTACCATTATATTTATATAGTTCATACTGAACTTGAGCACCTGCAAAGGCAGTTAAAATAGAATAGTAAGCACTAAAAGTCCAAGTACCTGCTGGTATGGTTGTAACACCAGGATCAAGAGCATCCGTAATAAACGAAGCTATTGTACCTGCTCCTGTTTTAGTGAAGTCAACTGAAGTACCTGCTACTTGGCTTCTGCTTAATTCCTTACACACAATGCTATCAAAAGTGCCTTGTGCAGTACCTCCATTAAAGTAATAGATAGCGTTGCTATCATATTCGTATAAGACTATATTCGTTCCGTTTATTACACTTGCCATTTTATTATATTAATTTTTATATCTATATGCGATTTATGTCTAATATGTTGTATCTAAAAAACCAAAACGGCCCTAATTGACCAACATCTGTTATGTATGTTGGAATAAGAAGTATAAATGTATCATCATAATAAATCTCCATTAATTGTAATGAATTGGTTTGATTATTGTATGGTGATAATGTAAGCCTATTTGCAGCAAATTTTTTACCGCTATAACTTAAATCCCCTGTTGTTGTATCTGTAACAGTATATACTTTATCTAAATAAGCATATCCATTAACTCCTTCTGTTTCTCCAAGGTCAGCCTCTAATGTTGCAATATTCCTTTGAAATATTTTTATATATTGGTATGCTAAAAGGGCAACTGCTTTATCTCCACCCACTATCATTCCTGTATCTAAGAAGTTCCACCCTGTTAAATATACTCCTGCACTATTATATAGAGAGCCTAATGATAACACTTGTTGGCCGTAAGCATTAGGGTAAACTTGGCCATATGGCTGCTCAAATACCTTTGTGGTAGATTTAATACTTGTTAAGCTATTTTGAACAACGGCATATTTAACCTCAGTACCATCTTGAACTAATTTAAAATTCCTTAATCTTGTTTCGCCAGAATCGCATTTTATTTTAATATTCAAATAGCCCATAAAAAATGTCCCCAAAGCCAAAGAAACCCAGCATGGTGGTATTGATAATGTATATGTATTAAAACTAAGAGCATCATCTGTTGCAGCAGGGAATGTTATATATGTAGCCGAACTTGATTGCCAATCACCATTGTTATCTAAGTATTTATTTCCTGATCCTGTATCAAGTAATGCAACTTGTATTTTAATAGCAGCTCCGTTTTTATGCTCACAACTAAAAGTAACAGGCACACCTCCTAAATATGGAGTATATGGATAAAAAACAGGGCCAGGTGCTAATATTTGCAAGTCGGCATATCCTGTACCAGCCATTAAATAATAAATATTTAATTGTTCATTAGCTTGTTCTATTACAGATGCAATAGCCGTTCCAGTAACCGCAGTAAACCAACCCTCAGCAGTTGCATTTGGATATATTCCTGAACTAATCTTTAAACTAGAATTATGAATCAAGTTTATTGGCGATGTATATTCGCTTCTAACCTCTATATCATAAAATCCTTTTCTTAATATCTTGGTTTGAGAATTATTAATAAAATGAACACCACCTTGAGAATGTGGTTGAATATCTATTGTGTTTGTTAGTTGTCCATAAGAGTTAACAGTTATGGTCGATACTCCTATAGCATATCTTGTATAATATCTTGTAGTAGCAGCCACCTCCATAGTAGATGTAATCCACCAATCTCCATCAGCTTGATACATTCTACAATTAAATGTCTTTAAGATATTATCTAATATTGTATAATAACTTACCCCTACAAAATCTCTTCTGTATTGGTAGATTTGATTAAATGGCTCATTAGATTGACTAGCAGTTCTTGTAGCCATTCCTGTTGCAAAGAAAGAACAAGCTATATTAAGAAAAAGGTCAGTTGAAGGATATGCTAATAACCTTAATGCGGTAGCCATTAAATCTAAGTGTTTAACAGTTAAATTTATACTACCATCAACAACATAATCTTCTTCTTGTAAAAACGATATACCATCTATTGCGACTAATGATGCTTCTGATATACCTGTTGAGAAACCGACTTGCGAATAATCATTAAATAAATAACCTCTCCATATTACTGTAGATGCCTCCTTTAATAATACATAATATAATCTATCATTAACCGATAGCACATCAGGAAATTGAGTGTAATCATCTGCGGTTTCTAATATGAAAGAAAAGTTTAATTGAGATGTTATAATAGCAGGATATGGATACTCTTCTGATGAGCTTGGTTGTAATGTAATAGATGTTGGTATGTATGTTTTTACGCTACCAACATAACCATCTTCATATACTTCTATTGTTTGGGTATTCCCATTACGAAGTATCTGACTTAATGTATATCTTAATCCGTATGCCATTATGCTAAACTAATATTTTGTCCTTTAAGATTTGATGCCTTTTGTGCCCTATTTACAGACAAAAGTAAGTCTTGTCCTCTTAACATAAACGTTCCACCTCCACCTCCACCAATCATATCTTTAAGTTTATCTAATGGAGCAACTACTTCAGGGTTTGTTCTCGCACCAGGATACTCACCCATTAATCCCATTGTAGGGCCACTAATAATACCACCATCAGCAAATTTCTTTACAGGATTTCTTTTAGCTGCATTATTTTTCATGGAAGTACCAACTGCTATTGCAGCTACCCCTACCGCTATTGCTAATGGCCATGTTGATGGGTTTTTAAATAATTTATCTACCGCAGCAAACAAGCCTGATACAATAATTAAATGTTTACCTATTGCTATAATAGCATTTGCCATCATATCCATAAAACCTTCCATAGAAAATTCTCCACCAGAAAGTACATTGCCTAATTGAACACCTAATTCAACTAATGCACCTTGGGCCAAATCCTTTAATGCATTTTCTACATTCATCTTCATTTGCTCTATAGGATCAACTAATCCTTCTAGGGAAAATCCTAAATTTTTAATAGCTTCATCAAATTCAGTTGTGCCCCAACCTGCTTCTTTAGCTATATCTCTATATTCAGTAAGCTTTGATATAGCTAACCCAATAGCAGATGCTTGTGCTTGATAATTATTCTTAGTTGCTTTTAATGTAGATGATAATTCAGAATTTACATTTTTAATATTCTCATTAGCAAAATCAGAATTTATTTTAGCAATCCCACTAGCCAAATCAAATCTAGTATCAAGTTGTATTTTAGCTATCTTATCTGCTATTTCTTGAGCATCTTTAGCCTCTTTATCATCCCACTTCTTTCTTACTGCTGCTAATTCTGCTCTCCATGCCTCTTCTAAAACTATAGTTTCTTGGCCGTATTTAGTAGCTAAATCAATTTGCTCTCTATACTTTGATGTTATTTGTCTTAATTCTTTATCTCTTTCATCATATAATTCTAAGGCTGCCTTTCTTTCATTTTCGGCTATTGTTGCTAATGCCTTCTCTCTATCTGATATTTCTTGTTTGTTGGATTCAGCTTTTGGAACTCTACCATATTTACCAGCTAATAATACTGCTTTTTTCATTGCAGCAGAGTGTAACTCTATTGTCTTTGTACCATTAGCCATTGATACAGATTTAGAATCTTCAAGGGTTTTTATGTCATCTAAAACTACATAATAATCCTTATAAACATCAACTAAATCTCTTGATTTATTTGTTT